TCTTCTGCTTTGGCTTCCCAATCAACTTCAGGCTCATCGTCCTTTTGTTCATCAACCTCTTCCTCAATGTCCTCTTTTTCGGTTTCGGTTTCAGCCTTTGTTTCTTCTTTACCACATTCGGCTTGCGCTTCTTCTGTGGTTTCTTCCTCTGCCTCGGAAACAACCTCGGCTTTGGCTTGTTCCTCGGTCTCCTCGACCTCTGGTTTTGTTTCTTCAGCCATACGAGCCTCCAATTTTAGTTTGTTCATTTTACTGTTTATTGCTTTACATACGCACGCTGCATATTTATACGCTTCTGTGCTAATTTCATCATTGTATTTTGCCTGCATAACGCTCTTGTCAGCCTCTGCACCCTTTATCTCATTAACAAGCCCACATTCAACTGCTTGCTTGCCATCCAACCACAATTCTCGCCCTTCTCTAAAAGCGTTTTTTACCTTGTCTGCATCAAGTGTGGTTTTTGAAAGGAGTTTGTTAATAACAAGGCTATTTACCAAGTCCATCAATACAGCATTGTCCCTTAATTTGTCTGGGCCGCCTTCAACAAACCCATAGCATGAGTGATACATAACCAATGTGTCTTCATAGCACGAAACATTGAAACAATCAGGTAGTTTGGCAACTATGTTGGCGGCGGCAGATGCACACAATCCGCCAATAACACATGAGCAAGGCTTGTTTGGGTTATTTAGCACCCATTCGGCAAGCATTGCACTCATGCTATTGGATGTCATAACATCCCCACCAGGGCTATCTATATAAAGTTCAATGCCATCTTTGCATTCGCTTAACTCTGATTGAAATTGTGAAAGCGTGGCAACATTTTCATCAAGAAACCACGATTCTGGCAATATCACGCCTTTTATATTAACCTTGCTCATATTAAAAACCTCTTTTTATGTGCTTCACTTAACTTGGGATAATGCTTACCTTTTCTTGCTTCACTTATCTTACGCCTTGTTTCTGCCGAAAGGTGTTTTCCAAAGTTATGATTATTTACGCCCTTGTTTGCTTCACTTATTTTTTGCCTTGTTTCTTCTGAAAAGTATTTGCCCTTGTTTGCTTCACTTATCTTTTTACAAACTTCTTCAGGTAAATGCTTACCAAAGCAATAATGCCTTTCACCACTGAGCGATTCAGATATTTTATTTCTTGTCTCTTCTGTATGATGCGTTCCCTTTTTATGAATACTTGCGTGTTCTTGCTTTGTAAGCATATCAAGGTCTTCAATTAGCCATTTGTTATAGCGTTCTGGGTTAGTATGCCTTAATGTTTCATCTCTATGGTGTAATACATAACCTTTTTTGGGCTTACCATTTCCTTCAGGATAAAAGTGCTTCCACGCTTGAGCTCTGTTGTGCCAATCAATTTTAATTTGTTCGTCTGTCATAATCCATTCCTTTATGCTTTTGCCCATTCCACAATTATTGAATAAAGGGAAGAGGGAATGGCTCTTGTCATTAGGGTAATTACTCCTAACTATCCCCTTAAAAATTATGGCATTAAGCGTTGGCATCTGTTTTACCATCCTCTGGCAAGTGCTCCTCCATTACCTCAGTAATTTCATTGCCATTAGGTGTTGAGAAGAATGTTAAGTTGTCAAGCCCAATGCTCTTTAGGTATTTCTTTTCTTCAGCAAGTTCATCAACAATGAGCTTCCAATCCGCGCCAAGAAGTTCCCTAAATGTTGTGCGCCCTGCTCGTATGTTCATGTCATTTGTTTTTGCCTCTTTTTCGGGGTCAATTTGTATTGAGGACGGCCAATAAACCTCGTATGTGGCATTTGGGTAAAGCGTTGAAAGGATGTAGTCCACAACATCCCTTTCAAGCATTTTTTGGTCTTCTTCAAATGCCTTCCAACTAATTTGCAACTCAATTTGCCCAGAACTATAAGAATTGTCTGCTCTACCCCTTGCAAGGCAACTCATTACACCAAGAGAACGACCATTTGTATCGTTCAAAACATTTGTCCATTCCTGTATTTGGGCTGATGGGCGTTGTGCATTGGTTAAATTCGTAACCTTTGTGCCACTTTTAACCATTGCAATTGAGGCTTTATCCTCAAACGCCTTAAATGTGCTTGCCTCATCTATTTTTGAGGCTTCGCCCAACTTCTCAATATCATCTGCGCTTATGCCGGTGCCTTCAGTAACTTCGCCCAAATCCTGATAGCCTTCAAGGAGACTGCCCAAAACATTACTATCAAATCCCTCAGGTTGTTCAACTACCAAAGGCAATTCTGAAGCAAGTTTTGCCGCAGCAATTTCACTCTTAAGCAAACTTTTTGTGTCTTCAGTAAGTTCCTCATTTGCAAGAAATGCCGCTGGCTCACCCCTAAATTGCGTATGCTTGCGATGGTAACTTACCCTTCTGCAAGTGCCAATTGGCAAAAACATTGCATCATCAATGTTTACTGAATACCTGTTGCGAAGCATTGTAACAAAGTAGCCATATACCTTGCCCGTCCCATCTACAACAACTCCCTCAACTTGTCTGCATGAATTTGGCAAGCCCCTTTCAGCCTTCCATTTTTCAAAGTCGGCTATTGCCACATTACATATTTGGTCAGCGTCAAAAATGCGCATTTTCCCATTTGTCAAAATGGGGTCAACCCAAACAATGCAATCACCATGCAACTTTACAAGGCGAAGTATGAGCGCAAGCATTTCATAATAGGATTCGTTTTCTGCATAGCCCGCATTTCTCTTCCACTTGGTAAACCATGCTTGCATTGTGTCTTTATCTGCGCCTGTAAAAAGCGGTGTGCCTCCGCGCTTGCCTATGGTAAGGCGAATAGAGGTGTCAAGTATGCTTGCCAATGCGGTGTTGTCATAAAGGTTATCACATTTGGCATAGGCGAGAATGCGCTTTTCAGCCGTAAAGATTTGCTCTGTTTCTGAAAGGTCAGTGCGTATTTCAGTAACCTTGCGCGTTGGTTGCCTGTTTAGGCTGTCATATCTGGCAACAAGTGTTCTAGCCGCCAACATGGAAATAAACTTGCCAAGTGCCTCGCGCTTTTGGGCAAGTTTTTGAGCTTTTGTAAGCCTTTTTGCCTTCTTTGGTTTATCTTCAATCGGTGCTTCCATTTAGCCCCTCCGTCAAATGAATATATGGGCATCTGTAATCAGGAATTCTTATGCTAATGCCCGGCAAGCCTGCCGCCCCACCGCAAAGGGTAGTAATCTTGTCGTCAATTGCGCTAATTTCCTTGCGCAAATCTTCTAGTTTTCTGTTTGTTGCGCTAACGCTTCCCGTGATGCCGTAACTTTCTGGTTCTGAAAGCAATTGGTCATATTGATTGGACAGGCGATTACGCCTTGCAATTAAATTTGTAATTGCTCGTTTTTTAAGCTCTTCCATAGATTCTACCACTTGCCCTCTGCTCTTATAATTGATTATTGCTATTTTACACTTTTTTTATATACGCCGACACACAAAAAAGGGGCAAGCGTAAATGCTTGCCCCTTGTTGTTTAGTGTTGTTTTGAGTTTGGTTATTTTATTGAATAACGTCTTTTTGCCGCTTCACTTATTTTGCGTTTGGTTTCATCTGAAACAAAATGCCCTTGATGACTTGCGCTCATTTTTCTTTTTGTTTCTTCTGAAACAAAATGCCCTTTCCGTGCTTCACTTAACTTACGTTTACGCTCTTCTGAAAAGCACCTGCCTTTGAGTGCTTCACTTATTTTCTTGCGCACTTCTTCTGAAGGACCTTTGTGTGGATTAGGTTTTCCTTTTTTGGTCTCACTAATTTTCCGTCTAGCCTCTTCAGAAAAGTGTTTGCCAAAAAAAGGATTGTTTTTACCGCTATTATGCAACTTTGAATGTTCTGACAAACTCATTAGCACCAAGTCTTCAATTAACCATAGGATATAACGCTCTACGTTGCTATGCCTTAGAGTGATGTCAACATGGTGTAATACATGACCTTTCTTTGGCTTGCCATTCCCTTCAGGATAAAAGTGTTTCCATGCCAGATACTTGTTGTGATTGCTAATTGATTTTTGTTCTTTTGTCATTTTTGCCACCTCCCCCTACACGAATTCCCAGAAAAATCCCTTGTGTAGTTTTTGCTTGCCATTGCAAACTTGTGAAACACACTGGGGGGTGAACCCATCTGCCTTTGTGGACTTTTCAGATGGGTAGTATCTCACAAACTGCCCATCTCTTGTGTATTGCTTAACAGCCCTTAAATGTATCGCAGATAAGCGGGCTTTAAGAGTGCCATAGTTTATGTTGTATTTCCGGTCACACCATTCCAAGTTGCTTGCGCAATTGTTTTCCTTGTTTTCGTCTTTGTGATTGATTTCAGGATAGCCATTTGGATTTGGAACAAACGCCTCGGCTACAAGCCTATGCACATAGAAACAAGTAGCCTTGCATTCCTTTGAAAGTGTAACTTGCGGGTATCCGCCTTGTGATGCAAGTTTTGGCGTTAATAACCTATCCTTTTTACGCCAAGGAGTTCCACCAAGTCTTTTTACATTTCCCAAATTGCTAACTTGGTAAATACCTTCATAGCCTTTAATGTCGCACCATACTTCATTCGCCATATAACGTTCCTCTTTCGTTATGCCTCATTTTGGTTAATTGGGGAAGGCGTTGAGGACTTACGCTTTTCGTGTCATGACCACTATCCCCATTGCCAAAATAGCAATTAATGACGGAGTTTTGCTTTTCTAACCTCTTTAACTAGCCTTTCCCTGACTATAAATGTTGGGATTCTGTGTTTTGGGAATATTGTTGGCGGTAACACTGAACACGCTATGTCAAGCGCAGACAAGCACATTTTTTCACTATCAAAAAAGTCTCGCCTTGCGCCTCCAAATGCGTGCCAATTAACATATTCATAACCGTTGCTGTCTTTTCCCATACGAGTATTTGGCTGAACATTGCAAAGTTGCCTGAAATACTCATCGTCAACGCCAATGGGCAAATACCAACCATAGCCCGAAGCACGTTTGGGGGAGTAAAGCAAATCCAACAACTTAACCTGATAGCCAAGTGCATTGCACAAAAACAATTTCTTTATGTTTTCAGACAACTTAAAATCGTTGCCGTCTAGGTATTTTGCGTCAGCACCCTTGTAGAGCAAGCAATTAGGTCTGGCTTCAACAAATGGTTGCAAGTCCTCCTCAATGCTAAAGCCGCCACTGTCAAACAAAGCAAGCATTACCTTCTTGCCAAAGTAAGGTTCGCTAATGCGCTTTGCCACATCATCAAGAGTGTTGTCTGTGCCAGCTGACAAGAGCCAAGAATTGCCTTGTTCGTCCCATCCCCTTACCACGCTTACAAAATACTTTGCGCCCGCCAACTCGCTTTTCTGTTGGTCTATTCCTGCAACCACTATGGCAAGCCTATCTGACAAGTCCTTTGGGTATTCCACTTGTCTGTTTCGGTTTGCCTCTTCTATGCTAACACTTGCGTCACCTTCGGCGCGGTGCTTGTATGGCATACCAAGTATTGTGTTTGACAAATACTTTTTGCTGTCGCCATCCCTTGCGTCTTCTTGGGCTTGCGCTATTTCCCTCCAAGTCCAAAGCATTGGATTTGCCAACGCTCCTATTTGAAATGAACGATGCAAAGTGTTTGAAGGTCGCAAATGCTTGTAAGCACCCAATTCATTCATTTGCCTCGCATCGGCGTATGTGTGTTCGTGCAAGCAATGAGGGCAAATCCACCTAATGGAATCCTCTATAACCTCACCATTGTCATTCTTTTGCCATTGCAACCCCGCAAAGCGATTTTGACCTTCAACATAAAAGGCAAGTTGTTTAACTGGTGACAACTCACCACAATGCAAGCATCTCAAATGCCATTCGCCCATGCTTCCCCTTTTCCA